AAACTCAAAATATATTCACATTAGATTTAAATTTTATAAATATCAAATGAATCTTTCTACTAACAACAAAAAAGAGATATTGAATTTTCAACATCTCCAAGTTTATTGGTGCAAAGGAAGGGGAGTATTTTATAATTGTTACGATTATTGAAATTATTTATAATCATTGAATTTTTAATAATCTATTTTCTTATTATTTACTATTAATTTCTATTTTTAGTTATCTATCGTAACAAAAACCGTAACAATTATTGAAGAATTATAATTTAAAATACTCTGTTAGTTTTTATGCTGTTTTTTTACTTTTTCACAAGCATATTCAAATTTATCAAAAAAATCTTTGTCATATTTTTTAAAGTATTTTTTGATTTTTTTTAGGCTTTTTTCATATTTTTCCTCTGCGTTGTCTTTATTTTTAGCAACCTTGTCGATTTTATCAGCCATTCTTAATATTGCTGCCATAACAGCAATATCCTTATCTGGTTTAAATTTCTTTCCCTTGTGATATTTTATAATTGAACATAAGTCTTCAAAATCATCATCATCTTCTTCATCTTCGCAATAATTTGACAATACATTTTCAACCATTTTGTTATGCTTTTTTTTATTATCAAATTTAGCTATATCATGTAATATTGCTGCGTTATATATAAGCTCTTTTTCATCTTCATATATATAAACATCATAAATATCTTCTATTTCTTCAATAATATTCATAGATATGTTGGCAACTCGTATTGAGTGTTTAATAATTTTTGTTTTAAGCTTATTTAAATGTTCTTCAAGAATATCAAAATATTTATTTTCAGTTGCTTTATCATCTCTTTCTTGTATCCACTCTTTCAACTGGATTATATCGCTGTAATCAGCTATTTTAATAAAATTTTTAGCTGCACTTCGTTTTTTTAAGTAATTTATCCTTGGCTTATTAGCACCATCCCATTTACGATTTGCAGCTTTTTGACTATTTGATATAGCCATTTTCATCAGCTCCTTTATTGTGTTGTCCAGTAAAAAGGGAGATTTACTCCCTTTCATATTTTTTTATAATTCTTGCATGTATATTACAGCGTTGTCATCTATTTTTATTTCACCGTCTACTATTTGACCTGCAACTGATATTGTAGTTCTGTCAAAATCTACTATTCCGTAGCCATTTTTGACTTCTAAGCAATCTCTTGCGTCTATGCAAGTAGCTATTTTTAATAGTTGTTCTTGTGTTTTTTCATCCAGTTCCCCCCATTTTTTATCAACAATATAGTGCAACACTGAGTTGTTAATAAATATTTGTGGGTCAACATCTTTGTCATTTCTATATGTTAATTCATTATAGTATTCCTCAACGTACAGTAGTGCATTTCCCTCACTATCTACGTCTAAATATTCATACCCTTTTACTGTCTCAACAATATAGCGTCCATGTGCATCAATATACAATGAACCAAATTCAAGATCGAAATCTTCGTTTATTGTGAAGTCTTTTACCAATTCAGCCTTTACGTCTTTTCCCCATACTTTTAAAGTTTCCATTTTGTTTCTCCTTTTTTTAATTTATTTTTTTGCATCACTTATTTACAAATATATTATACTTCACGAAGTAGACATTGTCAAGAGTTTTTTAAAAAAAAATTAAATTTTTTATTATGTAATATTCATTGAATTTTCAATAAAAAAAAGAGGGGGTATAAACCCCCAATTTGTAAATAAATAATACAAAATTTCTCTAAAAGGAGAAACTATAATAATGATATCATATATTAGTATTTAATTCAAGTATGTATCCTGCGTGGCAAGAATTTCCGACCGCAAGGCGGTAACGGAATTTCGCAGCCACGCTCTTCACTTTAATTAAAGAAAACTACACGTTGTGACAACAAGGTGTAGTTTTATCCTTGACACTTAATTTAAAAATTTACTTATTTTTGAGTAACTCGTACAGTCTTACAGCCACTGCTGCTACTTCTTGCCTTGTGATAGTGTCTTGCGGTCTTGTACCGTCCATCAGCTTTAACTCTGTTGCTTTGTTCCAACTGTCTTTTGCCCAGTTGCTTGCTTCTTTCGATTTATCCATAACTTTTATATTCTCCATTTCTTTTACATATTTCAATACTTTTTGTCCATAATCCTTGCCAGGTGCCCATTTCCCACTTAGTTCTTCCACGGTTTTAGCGGTTCCAAGCAGATAAGGAAAATGTCTTGGATCCAATGTATCTTTTTTAGGATGGCCTTTTGCACCTGCATACAATGCCAAATGGTCTAAGTGTGCGGATATCCCGTCTTGCCATGTGGCAAATTTCATGTGTGCATTTTTGTCATAGTCTCCGCCACCTTGTGGCACTTTCAATCCGCAAGGATTGTGATATGTTTCGTCAAGTCCTGCTGCCGATTTTAATTTATATAAAAAGCCTGTTTCGTGTGCAAATTGTGCATATGATACTGCAGGATTTATCCCACGCTCAACTGATAACTTATAATACATCTCTGCTAAGTTTATAAACTCTTCATTGTTATTTTTTGATTTTGCCCATGTTTGCATTTGTTCTACTGTAACAGTAGGCTTACTTAAAATTTGCATTCCTGATGTACTTTTTTCACCTGTTTTTGTAATTTTCATTCCAAAATAACTACATATTCCTCTACACATTGCAGTTGCAAACTCTAACTGCTTAGCCTTTAGTATCTTGCTATCTTCAATATTTGAGATAAAAGCAGTTTCTACAAGTACAGCAGGCATATTAGTGCCTGTCAATACTGTAAAATTAGCTGTCTTTATCCCTCTATCTGCTCTTATTATCTCTTTATTTTCATTTATTGATAACTTAATATCTGCAGATAACTTTTGTCCTTGCATTGAGCCTTTCGTATGATATATTTCAAAGCCAAAGGCTGATTTGTTTTCTGCACTGTTACAGTGTATTGATACGAATATATCTGCATTTTGTTTGTTAGCGATAACACATCTGTCTTTTAGCTCAACAAATGTATCATCTTCTCTTGTCATCCAGATATTAAAGCCTTTTTCAAGTAACTGTGCTTTTAAAATCTTAGCAATATTTAATACTATATCTTTTTCAAGTAGTCCGTTTCCAACTGCTCCACTATCTTTTCCGCCATGTCCTGCGTCTATACATATTGTTTTACTCATTCTTTTTACCGCCTTTTTCCTTTAACTGTTCCAATATGTCTTTAAGTTTATCCGGGTATGGTACTCCTAATTTACTTGTATTTTCAAGGACTGATACACCCTCATTGGATGCATAAAAAAATATTATAGCATTCCTTAAAAATTGTGAGCCAAGAGCTTTATCAAGTTCAAATCCAACCCAGACAAGTATTAATATGATTATCTTTTTTAGTAACCCCTCAAAACCTACACTACTATTTAATTTCTTGTATTTTATAGCAGCTGCACAACCTGTTATATAATCTGCTACTATCAGCACGATCAACAGCCTCAATGCGTCATCAAATCCGCCCAATACATTTGCTATACTTCCAAGCACTACGGCAATTACCGTATATGCTGCCTTGCCTGTTCTACTTACATTATCTAACATTGTATCATCTCCTTTTGTTTTCTAAACTCTTGCAATTCTATTAGCCAGTCTTTTAGTTGAATATGCTCAGCTTTGCACTGTTCGCATTTCATATCTTTTATTTTATCATCAATATGATGTATAGCCTCTTGTAGTGTCACTCTATATAACTTCCTTACTTATTTTTTGTTAATTGATTATCCATTATCTTAAAACGTTGAAATTCTCTTCCCGGAAAAATCTTAGTGTAAAAAGGCAATAAAAAAAGACCTTTTTAGTCCTCATCTATTGCCTTTTTTATATTATTCTTTTTCAAGAATATCACATAATTCTTGATATTGCTCTGCTGTTATTCTGTCTTTTGTAAGGAAAATATCCATTTTAGCTTTAAAATCTTCGATTTTTTCAGCATTTTTTTTCTTGTCTTTGGCAAGTTTTGTTGCAGTTATTTTCAAATATTCAAATATTTTTATCATCTTTATATCTCCTCATTCATTAGTTTATCAAATTCTTCATTTACAATTGTTTCTGCCATTTCTTCGATTTTCTTTTGAAGTTCCAGCTTTTCCTTATCTTCAATGATGTTGTTTTTATCATCGTAGGCAAGTTTATTCATGTCACAATATTGAGATACTTCTACAATTTCAAAGTCTATTGTATCAGTAGTGTGTAATGCTTGAGCATTTAATATATGCTTTTTGCCTTTCTCATCTCTCTTGTAGTTTAACAGTGCTTTCAATATATCACCCCCTTTTTTGCATGAAAAATAAGCCCTCGTTTGAGTGCTTAAAAATATATATTAGCTGTAATTAAGCTATTAGTTTATCATACTGTATTTTTGCATTTATCATGCTTGTCTCAGCATATATTTGAGTTGTTGTAATGCTCTGATGTCCAAGTAGAGTTTGAATTATATCAAGACTCATACCCTTATTTAGTAAATGTGTTGCGAATGTGTGTCTAAGCAAGTGCGGATATAGATTTTTACTTGTTTTTAGCTTTACTCTTGCTCCAATCTTTTTTACTATATCTTCAAGTCCTGCCTTTTTTATTCGCTCGTATGGTGCTTTTTCTCTTAATATCAACGCTCCGCTTACTCTGTCTTTTACATACTCTAAGAGTAAAATCTTACATCTTTCAGAGAAAAACACGATCCTTTCCTTACTGCCTTTGCCAACTACTTTTATTTGCTTGCTTTGAAAGTCGATATCTTCTACATTACAGTTTACTATCTCACTGAGTCTGCAACCTGTCGAGTAGAATAGCTCTATTATTAGACTTTCTCTTGTGTCTTCGCAAGCAAAACGGAGCTTTTCAATCTCATCAAATGTCAGTGAATTTCTCTTACTTGATGATTTAAAATGCTTTAAATTAACACGTTCAAAAATATTTTCATCTGTATAGTTTTCAAGCCTTAGCCACTTGAAAAAAGCTCTAAGAATGTGAATATAATTGACTATCGTGCTGTCACTGTTATTTTTAACATTTGTCAGATAGTCGATATATCTTCTTATATCATCTATACTTACCACTCTTACATCTTTAGATTGTAAAAATCTACTGAATAATTCTATTTGCAACTTATAGCTTGATATTGTCTGTTCTGATTTTCTTTCAGATTTCATAGCATAGATATACTTTTCTTTTAATGTGTTTATGTCGTATTCTTCTATGCTCTTTTTATTTGTTATTTTGTAGTTTGTAAATACTTCTTTTGTTATAGCTTTAAAATCTTGTTTACTTAAATTTGAGTATTTTTCAATCTTTTCAAATACTTCATCCTGTAGCCTTTTATATTCTTTATTTCTCATTCTTGACATCTCCTTTTTACTTTAGAATATATCAAAAAAAATTAGACTTAGGATAATAAAGTTGAGAAAACAGATAAAAACATCTATAAATATCTACAATCGATAACTCAGCAAAATGTAGATATTCTCAAACACGCAGAGAATTTAAAAGCTACTGGCACATTTCAGTTGTACTATAACAATGCAAATACACCTACTGGAAATTGGGATTGGTGCTTTGCTGATGTTTGGTATTTCAATGACAATACAGTAAGGTTACAAATCACAAAAATACTTCCGCCTTATACTGTTGCGAAAAACAATAAAATAAATGGAAACTGGTCGGGATGGACAGTTGTTTAAAGTCATTTTTCAATCCAATTTGGCGACCAATTACCTAAGAATTTATATCTGGTGTACATTTTTCCATTGTTACATGAGATAAATGATAATGATTTAAAACCTAAGTCATTTGTCCATGGTATTCCTACTATTAGTAAGCCATGCGGTTCAGGAGTGTTTGCTGAATCTGCACACCAAAATAAGCCTGACCTATCAACAGTTAGAGCATCGTTTATCTTTTCAAGACCTATCACATTTTTCTCAACTTTATTATCCAACTTTTCTTTAAGTTTAGTATTTTCTTCTTTTACAGTTTTCAATTCTTCTTCTATATTATTCAAATATGTTTCTATTTCTTGAAATTTAGCATTAAAATTTGCGGATGCTAAATCGTCTTGAAAATTAAATTTTGTTATTTCATATCCCATTAATTTACACCCCCTAATATCACATAGCTTGAGCCGTGTTGTATTAGTATTACTCTGTCGTTGAGTTTTGGCTCATAACTACTTAGTTTTTTAAATTCTCTTTCTGCATCTTCTCCATCAAGGACAACAAGTAATGGACTTACACTCGTTACAGTTCCAGATTTGTTATACATGAATTACTCTCCTCATCTTGTGTTTCATTTTTCCGCCTGCTCGCAAATTGTCTATGCTCCAACTTGTCTCAATATACTTATCATTGATATTATATGTTTTTAAATTGAGAGCAATACAATTCAAATACCAATGTTTTGTATTAATTGCAGTGTTGATTTCAATATTTTCATAGATATCACTTGCCTGATATGCCTCTTTTTTTGTTATAGCAAAAAGTGTCTCACTGTCTGTTACATTGTTTACTTCTTTAAAATCAACAATTCGTCTACCTCTCGACGCTGTAGATGCCACGCTGTCGGGATTGTCATTTTCATATACGGCTTTGAGTGGCGGATCTATTGCAGTATTATTCGTAACTCTTACAAAAACATTCGGCACATTGAATAAATCTTGCTCTTGTCTTATGTCTCTGTATACTATGCTCGTGTGTATGTCATCTGTATATGTTATTTCAGCGTTTCTTTCGCTTGGCAATACATATTTTTGAGCATAAAAAACTCCGTGCTTGTCTGTAAGCAAGGAGCTGTAATTGATTAAATTCAATAGATTGTTTATTACTTCAATTTTTGATGTACCGACTTTGAAAAATATATCTGCCTTATTCGTTGCATTGCTCTCAATTAGACTAAAAGCATTGTCATATTCTTTTAGCATATCGGATATATATTTTACTATATTGGTAAACGCCGGTATTACTATACTGTCCATTAATTTGTCCTGCTCTAAGATGATACATCTGTCATAGCAAGTTAATGTCCTCGTCTTTGTATTTCTGTCTCGTGCGGAAGTAGATACTAATACTGTCGTAACTGTCTCATCATTATCTTTAATAGCTATGTTCATGTCGTTGTAATTAAAGTCATCATCTCTTATTATTATATTTGCACTTACTTTCAATGTCGCAAGGCTGTCATAGTCTATATTAGCCGATTTTGGATATATATTTTTGACAGGCTTTAATCTACTGTCTAACAGCTCATAGCTGAAATTATATCTTCTCATATCTCACCTACTCGAATTGTTTCATACTGTCGATTTCTATCATATCAAATGACAGTTTTATATAATCTTCAAGATTGTCATTATAAGATACTTTTTTGTGCGTAAGATTACAGATAAAAGCATTGCCTTTTCTGTCTCTATATGCTACTTTCTCAGCATCAAATAGTTTATATACATCAACAATATCATCTTTGTGTACTAAGCAAGAGTAGTTACATATCTGATAGTTTCTTTCATCTTGTTCTATATCTGCAGTAGGCTTTCCCAAAAATTCGACTATGACTTTACCATCTGTAGTCGTGAAATCTGCAGAAACTTCAAGATTAAGATTTTTTGTCTTGTTAGTTTCAAGATTTGTAAATATAAAACCTTTTATTTGTATCTTCTCAGTGACTACATTACTTGCATTTGATTTGTTATCAACTGTTGTAATTACATAGTAGAAATATCTTGTATCACTTTTTACCTTGTTGTCTTTGTATTCAAAATTTGTTTGAGTAGTGCTATATATCTCTTTATAATGTGTGTAATTCTCATCTGTACCCCTCATTAGCTTAAACGTTGCATTTGTTACAGCATTTGCAGTACAGTTTATTATAATCGTGTCTTCTTGTGTATATGATGTTATTTTTGTATTTGCTGTCGTTACATAGTCAACATAAATGTCATTACTGTATACATTGCTATTGCTCTCTTTTAACTCATTGTATACAGTTACTTTTATATTTTTTATATTGTCATTTTTAAATAGTATTGATTTTGAAGTATATGATGTCTCTGTTCCTCTAATTATTCCGCTGTCTTCTTTGAATGTTAGAAATTCACCATCAAAGTGATAACCGCTATCCATCTTTAGATTTGTATCAAGCTTTTGCAGGTTATATATTCTAATTACTTCAAACTCAACTCTGTAATATCTTTGTAGATCTGTTTCATTCCAAGATATTATTATGTTGTTTTTATCCAGTACGTTATTTACAGCATTTGTAGTGATTATTGGCGGTTTTAATCCGCCATAAAGGCTAAATTGTACCGTCTTTGTGTCTTGTTTTACTATGCCATATAATATGTTAGTAACAGTAAGCCGTAATGTTGCTATACCGTCTTTTAACGTGTTTTTTTGTAGCGTTAGACTTTTTTCAGTCGTTCCACTTTTCTCGTATATCAATACATTGTTTTGAAATACTTTCAAATTGTATGTCTGTTGATTTGTAGTGTCCCAAGTGATTTGTATATCTTTTTCATAGTTTCTTGGAACGTTAGCAGGTTCTAACGAATTTACCTTTACATAAGGTCTATTAGTTAGCTGCATATTTGTAGATAATTGTGACGAGTATGTTATTCCATTTATCACCTTGCTAACTATCATTTTTACAAGGTGATTTCCGTCATATAGCGTTATTGTTCCCGGAATAAAATACTTGTTATTTGGCAGTTCAGCACTTGGAATTTCAAAATCTGCTACTTTCGTATTGTTCAAATCAATATTGTATAGCTCCACTTTTGCAGTTGAGCCTGCAAGATTTGTACCTTTCCACGTCAACAAGCCATTTATAGCTGTTAGTTCTGTCAATTGTGGATTTGTACTTTTCAAACTCACGCTTGTATCTTCACTTGCCCATGAATTTTCACTTAGAGTATTGTTATTAGTGTATTCGATTTTTAACGATATTTTTACACTGCCCTCTGCTATTCCCTCGGTCGCTATGAAGTCAGTAGCATTTATCGTATATGATGTTTCAGTCGTACCGCTGTAAGTCTTAGTAGTATTGCCTTTAATAGCTGTTATAGTGAATTTATCCTGCATAGTGCTATTCCATTTTAACACTATGTTGTTAAAAATGCTGTTTCCCTCAACAGCTGTTATTTTAACTGTTGGTGCTGTTTTTATTTCTGCAATCACTGAAAATTCTAATGATTTTGTATCACTCCAGTTTGTGCTGAATGTAAGAGGTTTAATCGCATTTATACCACCATTTTGATATAGATTGTTTATGTCGTATGTTATGATATGTTCATATGACGATAAACCATAACGAAAATATATCTTAGGACTGCTATAACTACCAACATTAAAGTTTCCCTCAGCTTTTTGTCCATTCTTCATATTATATAGATATATATAATATCTTGCATATGTTATGTTAAACTGTGTATTATCATTTATTGCTTGCAATTTGCTATCATAGTTATTGTTATTGCCATTTAGGCTGATTTTTCCAAACCCTTGTTTCATTTTAGACTGCTCCTTTTCTTGCAAGCTCTCTTTGTGTATATGGTTGATTGTGTACTTCTTGAGTTAGAGTGTTTATAGATGATAAAATTTCACTTATTTTTGATGTATAATCCGTTGTGCTTTGATATTCAGAATTTTTATTTTTTTCAAACGCTAAATTTGTTTTATTTAAATTTGCACTTATATTTCGTTCAAAATTACTGTCTATAAATAAATCTGATGTTGGATTTAAACTATCTCTTACCGAACTCATCAAATCATTAGTAGCACTTAATACAGGTTTTTTTGCACTGTTAATTCCATCTGCTATAATATCAAAATTAAGTTTATCTAAATCTCTTAGTGGCCCGACTTTTGCAGGTGAAAACGGAAGAAAATCCCTTATCTTTTTTACTAAATCTCCAATTGAATCTAACACATACTTTACAGCACTTTTAATTCCATCTCCTATCATTTTTATGATATTTGCTCCTGCTTCAAAGAATTTGTCATCGAGTTTGAAAAATTCATCAACTATACTAAGTACAATCTTACCTATTTCAGTTAAAAGAGCTTTCCACCCATCCAATACTCCTTTTATTATAGCTCCAATTATACCTTGTCCAAATTTCACTATCTCAGGTATGCCTTTAAAAAATTCAATTGCTATATATCCTATTATTGTTAATATTGCTGTAGTAATATTGGGTAATGCTCCTAACAATCCTGAAAGAAATTTAGTTATGAACTCTTTTCCAACTTTTACCATGCTATCGCCGTTTTTTTCAAAATATTGTGATAGCTGAGTCATTAGATTTACAAAATTATTAGGAAGTTCTTTAAACCATTTTTGTAAATCATCTCCAAGTTTTAATATAAATGACATTGCTTTTTCAGCAAATTTTGGCAAAAACTCAGCTAAAAAGGCAAAAGAGGCTATAGGTACTGATTTCAAAATATTTAACATCATAGGAATTAGATTGTCTATTAAAAATGTTGTTACAGTTTGAGCTAATCCCTTTAGTGATGGTACTATATTTTCGCCAAGAGCTAATGAACCAAGGGTATTTTTAAAAGCGGCTTTCATTGATAAAAATGAACCTTGTAAAGTTTCACTTGCCTCTCTTGCTGTTGTGCCTGTTATTTCCATTTTTTCTTGGATAGCATGTATGGCACTGTACACATCCGCAAGATTATTTATATCATATTTAACCCCTGTCAGTTTTTTAGCGTCTGCAAGTAACCTTTCCATTTCAGTTTTCGTACCTGCATATCCTAATTTCAAGTTATCCAACATCATATAGTTTTGCTTTGCAAATCCTTGATATGCGGTTTGTATTGAACCCATATCTGTACCCATTTTATTTGCATTATCTGCCATATCTACCATTGCCATGTGTGCTATTTCTGCAGCTCTATTTGTATTGCCTGCAGTTGATTGTAGTAATGACGCTGAAAATGATGTAACATTTTGCATATATTCATTCGCTGATAATCCTGCTGACATATATGCGTCTTGTGCATATTCTTTTACTTTATATGCACTTTTTTTAAATAGTGTTTCAATTCCACCTATAGTCTGTTGTAGCTCTCCACCCTCAAGTAGAGAGTCTTTTATTAATTTTGCTACACCTACTGTTTTTAGAATATTTAGTATGCCACTCATCATTCCTTTTCCAAGCAGTCCACCAATTCCACCACCTGTAGCACTTGGATTTATTAAACTTTCTATTTGTCCGGATATTCCGTTTGCTGAGGGTACTATCTGTACAAATGCTTTTCCTAATTCAGTAGCCATCATCTCACTTCCTTTTATATCTTGCTTTTATAAAATCCTCACTACTATGATAACCTACCACCTCATCATTTTTGGTGTCATTAATGCCACTTAAAATTGATTTTGGTTTGTTCTTATTTTTTTGTGCGTCTTTTGTCTTCGTCCACAACAAAAGCATTAAAGTATCGTAAATTGACGCTAACAGATGTGTATCTAAGTGTAATTTAAAGCCTGCCAGTTTCATTTTTATTCTACTATCCGCTTTTAAACCACAAGCAAAAACAGCCACGCTCGTAAGAGGTAGCTGTTTATAATCAAAGATATGATATGTTTCTGCTAAATCGCAAATAAGAGCATTTTCATCTGTCTTTATCATATTAGCGAGGATAATTAGTTTTTTACTTGATTGTAACTAAAAATTTCAACTATTTCTTGTCCTACCAGGTCAGCAGGTACAATATCTTCTGATGTTCTTAGATGATCATATAGTTTTTCTTTTTGCTCTTTTCCAAGCAATAAATTTAGAGCTTTTGGCAGTAATAAAGGATTGTTGTCTACTTCTGCAAAAACTTCAATAAGTTCAAAATTGTTCAATCTTTCTTTTGTTATCTCAAACTCAAATCCGGATTTAGTAACTCCTTTTATTATATCTTTGTTCATTTCATCCACCTTTTAAATTAACCTTTTTGAATATATTCATAATGTGTATTTCCATCAGAGTCTGGTACACATGTTATTGTTGTCTCATATCCTATTGGATCTTCATCGGTATATGATATTTCACCAATTTCTGATACCGTTCCATTTGGTATTACTATCCTCTTTAATATGCCACCTTTTAACACCATATCAATAACTAAACAATGTGGTGTTGGTGGTGTTGAATTCGCCTTTATTACAATTCCTGTATCGAGTGTTCCTGATACATTTTTGTCACCGTATACCTCTTTTAATACGTCTAAGTTCACTGATTCTATCAATGTATAAGTGAATGTATCATCTTTTTCTTTTTGGACTACTGCTACTGTATCACCGCCCCAAGCTTTTACTTTGTCACTATCCATGCTATTTTCGTTTGTAAGACCATCATCACTTACATAGCCAAGACCTTTGAATTTTTCGTCAAGTGCAGCTGTTGCATTTGTAGGTAACGTAGTACCAAGAGGTGCAGAATATATTGCTCCACCGATTTTCGGTTTACCAAAACTTACATTTTCTGAATTATTAGCCATTTTTTACAGCTCCTTTTTTAATATTTTATGTCAAATATAGCCTGATATCTGTATTTTTTTGTAGTTGTATCAGTAAAATTATAGTCACTATTCAATTTTACAAATGCAATTTCATTAAGTTCAACTATGTTCTTAATTTCTTTTTTTAGTTCTTCATTTATCTTTGCAGCCTCATACATACTATTTGCATATGACTGAAATGCAAATGTAGCTGAATTGGTTTGATTTGGATTACTGCTTGATGTTTTCTCAAAAATAACAAATTTTTCAGGCTCATCTTTTTGATGTTCCAAAAAGACAGGAACACTCATTTTATTTTTTAAATAATTTAAAATAGTAATTTCAATCATCTCAATGCCTTTAGTATAGTATTTTCTTTAAGATTTTTATAATATGATTTAACACTGTTAGCTTTTATCAAAATATTTGCCCTGTTTCTTCCTATATGTGGATTAGCCTCAAAGCCATCTCCACATCTGTCCACTATCTCCTCTGCTTTTTCTGATAGCATTTTTTTCATTTTTTCACCTTTTAGCAATTGTCTTACACCACTTTTATTAAGTTTAAAAACTTTACTCATAAGACTCCACCATTACCTTTTTATTCCATGACAAAGGTATAAGGTCTTCTATACCTTGTGTTACTTTCCCAAATACTTTCCACCTTTGGTCAAAAAATCTTACCTCTTGGTTTTCCCAAACATTAATATCACCTTTTGGAATCGCAAGGGTATATACAGCTTTTTTCCCATATAAATTCAGTGCGTCTGTAATGTCATTAGTTGTAGGCTGTCCTATTAGCACATTGTCAACTTCTATTTCCTTTTCATCATATATAGCATTTCCAAAAGGATCTTTTCCTTTTTCAATTTTTGTTACTAATTTGATTTTAATACCTTTAATCCTGCCCATACAGCTCTATCACCCCAAATCTCTGTTTTTTAAGCCCTAATCTTGCAAGTTCAGTTTTTTTAATAAACAATCCACCGCCCGGTACAAGATATGTTCCTTGAAATGTATATCCGAGTGCTGTTTCACTTGTTTGTGTCATTGGCTCACTGTCAGTTGATGTCATCAGCGTCCTTGCTACTATGTCGACTGTCACTGATTTGACTACATTCGCATAAGATACGCTTTCTTTGACCATTATATCAAGGTTTTTCCCTGAGTTTTTAGCCTCTACCCTTAAGCTATCTGAAACTATAGGTAGTAATGCCTTTGCCTTTTCTATCTCATCAGGTTTTAAAGGTCTGAATAGTGCAGTTATATCATCTATAGTCGCATAGTTTATCATTTTATCTACCTTTCATCATTAAATCATACAGTTCTTTTTTATTTGCATTTGGATTAAACTTTATACCAAGTGCTTTTAGCTCTTGTATGATTTCTTTTTTACTAAGTTCTGCAACATCGTCACTTTCTTGAGACTCTTCTTGATTTTCGTTTTCGTTATCATCTTCTATAGTATCATTTGTCTGTCCCTCTTTTTCAAAGTCCTGAGTTACTTCATCTTCATCATACACTATCCAATCTCCGCCTGAAATAGTGCAAGGACTGTCAATGACAGCCCCTGTTTTAGTGTTTTTATATTTCATATTAAGCCTCCACAATTCTTACAAATGATTTGCCATCCATTATACCCCAGCCGATATATGCTTCAGCTCTTAGGTATACTTGATTGTAACCTTTTAGGTCTTTTCCTGAGTTATCAGGATCACCATATTTTATAACTTCAAGTGGAACTTGTTTTGCATAGCCCCATTTTGCCATATTTTCAAAATCTCCTATTATAGCCCTGTCTTTTACTGTAGCATTTTCGACAGTCCTATTGATATCAGCTTTAAGTCCGTTAATTGAGCCTGGATTTGCTCCCCAAGCAAGCTCAGGAAATTGCTTTACTCCATTAACTTTTAGCTTAGCAAGTGCTGATGAAAATGTAGGAGATAGGGCTAAACCGTTTATCTCTCCCTCGCTACCATGTATCACAGCAACTGCAGCCTCAATATTTGAGTCAGGATCATTTTCTGTAAATGTAACTGTTTGAGTTACTATACTGTCAAAATGATTTGTTCCTATAACTGCAGAGGCTGTATTTGTTCTTGGATTTATTCCGTGAAAAGCCATTAGGTCAAGACCTTTTGCCATTTTCTTCGCAAATCCGTCATTAAATGCTTTTAAGATATCTATCTTTTCATCTTCACTTACATAAATAAACTCATCTGATACCCTCGCACCGTACTCTACCTTTATTGGTCTTATTATTACAGGCTCAATTGTTACTCCGCCATGTGATTTTTTTCCATTTTCAGCGACAACATCTATTTCATTGTCCATTGTAAATGTAAACTCTTTTAATCCATTAAATGCTATAGGTGTTTGAGATGATAATATTGCGAATGTTGATTTTCCTTTAACCTTATTTATTAAATCTGTTACTATTTCAGGATCAAATAGTGTTCCTTTTGATAATGTATCTGCCATTGTTTTAATCTCCTTGTTTTAAATTTTCTAATAATTTTTTATAGCTTGCGTCTTTTCCGTCTATTTTAGGCTCTGTTGACTTTAAAGGTGCAACATTTTTGTTTTTACTTACAAATTCTGATAATGACTTAGCGTCTTTGATTAAACTTTCTTCATCATCTCCTTTCAATCTATCTGCAAGGCTGTAAGGTATGTTATTTTCAATAGCTATCTTCATCCTCATATTATTTAGCTCGTAACCTTTTATTTTGTTGTTAAGTTCCTCTAACTCCTTGCTATGATTTTCCTTTTCTACAACATAAGTTTCAGATGTCTTTTTCAACTCTATCAACTCATTTTGAAGATTATCACGCTCTTTTTTAATCTGTTCATAGTCTTCGAACTCTTTAAATATGCTCTCTTTTTGTCTTTTAAGCCTTTCAGCTATAGCCTTGTCAAACTCTTCTTGTGTAGTTATTGCTTTAAATTCCATTTTATCCTCCCATGTTTAGCCCCGTGTCCGGGTATTTTTATATAAAAAAAGACACCTGAAATAAGTGTCTAAATTAATAACTTGTTTTTTGTTTACTTTTTTGTTTCTTTTCACTTGCTAAGTAATGTGCAAGTATTATGCTATCAAGTAATGATATTTCCCTATCTTCGAATTGACTTTTATATCCAAAGCCACCTTGACTTCCTATATGTCTTTTTTCACAATTAGTAGCAACAGCAGTAAGTGATGGTTGATTGTTGTGTAGTATGCTCTCTTGAAATATTGCTTGTTCAAACTTAGCATTTGCAACAATTATTTCTTTCACGTTTGGTAAAATTGGATTTGTCTTTATACCATACTCTTTTATTTCTTTTGCAAGAATGTCTTGTCCACTTGCACCGTCTATTATTACTTTGTCTATATCAGCATTTTTTAAAAAACTAAGTATCCATAGATTGCCATTTCTAACATTTTGACAGTCAATGACTTCAACAAATGTACGATTACTTATTGTCTTTACAGCTATAGACATTGCAACATTTGTACCGTCCTTGCTGTATTTAATTCCTACATATAACTTTCCTTTAAATTTTGGCAGGCTATTTACCCTTAGCCTTTCCCAATCTTTCTCAGATATAGCTGATTTTTGATTATATTTAAGCCATAGTCCAAGACGCTGTATGTTAAAATCTACTAAGTCATCTCCTATTTCATCTTCAACTGCTCTTTCTGTTAGAGTTGTGCCAAGTGATGGATTTGTCTCATACCATAGTTCTTTGTCGTTTACATCTGACATTTCGTCAACTGACCATTCAGCCCAAGCAGTATTTTTCATGCCCCCTGCAAGTGCTTTATTTCTCATTTTAACAAAAATTGTGCCACCTGATACAGCTGTTGGTGGTGTTCCGCAGAAAATACTTTGTGGATTTTTACTATCCGTTACAACATATTTTAACGCACTCTCTTGGTCATCTGTATACTCTTGTGCCTCATCAATTATCAAATAGTCAAATCCCTCACCAAGTCCGCCCTTGGCTGAGCGTGTACGAAAGCAGACACATCCGTTATAGTCTTTAATCATTTCTATTTTTTCAAGCCCAAATTGTCTTGTTGCTTTAAAATCTACTTTTTCAACAAATCCGCTATCATTTAGAAATTTTAATAATCTTTCAAATGCTGAATGTGATGTTGTCGTTCTATGTGCGGTGTGTAGCCCTCTTTCACCGTTTATAAGACCTTGCATTTCTCTTATTGCTATAACTTCATTTTTCCCATTTCTTCTCGGCACAGAATATCCAAATTTTGTATGTGTCCATAGGTTATCTTCATTTTTAGCAAATAAATTTTTTAGTAGGTTCTCTTGCCATTTCTGCTCCTTTCTTCCTGTCTTTCTATACAAGTCAATAGCCTGTTTATATTCACTTTTTACTGATGGCAAAAAAACTGACTTAGTAGGATTTTGATTGCCTATCCTCGTTTTAGCCATCTTCTCTCCTTCCATTTTTTACCTTGTGTCCAAGTATTTTTTTGCATTAAAAAACCACTCTTTTGAGTGGTATTTTTATTTTATATTTCATTGTCTATCCTTGAAAAAGTCTTTCCAATGTGGATTTTCTCTATCAAATATCTCTTTTTCTTCTTTTGTAAGTTTATTTGGATAATCTGAAAAAAGATTATATATATTCTTCTTGTCGAAAGAAAATAAATATTCTCCAACATAGTCTATATGATCAATCCACCAAATTTTACTATTTTTATTTTCCTTATAGAAATCGCTATAGCCTTTTAAATTACTATGACTTGTAATTATATTATCATCTGTCTCATTAT